ATCGATGATGAGACAGGTGATGTGTCCTTCAAGTTCACGTTAAAGCATAACGTCAACGGACGTAATGGTTCATTCACGCAGACTCCTACTGTTATTGACGCACGTAAAGTGCCAGTGACTGAAGAAGTTCCTGTATGGAATGGCAGCCGTGTGAAGGTAGCCTTCCAACCTGTCACTTATTACACAGGTCTGGTCGGTGCAGGCGTATCTCTACGTCTTAAGACTGTCCAACTTATCGAAGCCTTAAGTGGTGACGGTGCAGCAGCTGCAGCATCTATGTTCGATGTTGAAGATGGCTTTGAGTTTGAAGCAACTGCAGCACCAGCCACATCTTCTACGGAAGAATCAGATGAGGAGTTCGATGACATCCCATTCTAAGAACCATTTCGTTGGTCTTAAGTATGGATTCCGTAGTGGTCTAGAGAAACGTGTGAGTGATGCCTTGTCTAAACAGGGCATTCCTTTCACCTATGAAGAGGACAAGATTAAGTACACGAAGCCTGCAAGGGTTTCAACGTACACACCTGACTTCCGCATAGGCAACCTGTTCATCGAAACAAAGGGCAGGTTCATGACCGCAGACAGGCAGAAGCATCTGCTTATCCGTGACCAGCACGAACTGGACATACGCTTTGTGTTCAGCAACCCCAACCAAAAGATATCCAAGAACTCGAAGACCACCTATGCAATGTGGTGCGACAAGCATGGATTCCTTTATGCAAAAGAGAGTATCCCTCATTCATGGCTAAAAGAAGCAGTACGGACTACATCGTAATCCACTGCACAGCAACACGTCCTTCTATGGACATAGGGTTTACTGAGGTAGACGCATGGCATCGCCATCGTGGATTCCTTGGATGCGGTTATTCAGTAATCATCAGGCGTGATGGAACCATTGAGGAGGGCAGACAGATAGATGATGTCGGCGCTCATGCAAGAGGTTTCAACCACAACTCAATCGGCATCGCCTTAGTTGGTGGTGTCACTGAAGATGATATCAAGACTGCTGAGAATAACTTCACACCCGAACAGTTCGACACTCTGTCGAATGTAATCACAACCTTACAACTCTCCTACCCAGACACTCAAGTAGTAGGTCACCGCGACCTGCCTGATGTGCAGAAATCATGCCCTTCCTTCGATGTGAAGAAGTGGCTTGGCTAAAGGGCTGGAGCAAAGGTTGCACCATTACGGTAACGAAACCGTTCGCCCTCATTCGGGGGCAATTTCATTCTTATGAACTCAACAACTGAGAGAAAAATATCATGACTCAATCTAAGCAGATTATGAATCACCTACAAACTGGCCGCTCAATCACTTCAATCGAAGCTATTGGCTTATATGGCATCACACGTTTAGCTGCTGTAGTGCACGGCCTGACCACTGAAGGTGTCCCTATCGTGTCAACAATGAAGATGGGTGTCCGTAAGCGTAAGTACGCTAGCTACTCACTGTAATGACTATGCGCGACCACGATGACAGCCCGATGACTGGACGCGAGAACTGCCCTAGCTGTGGTTCCCGTGACAATCTCGCTCGTTATGCATCAGGACGTGCATATTGTTATTCCCTTTCCTGCAACCACATGGAGTGGCCTGAGGAAGGTGGAGAAATTAAAGAACACAGGAGTAGTACCCGTATGCCAAGCTCACTTATTACTGGTGAAGTACGTTCACTTAGACAACGTGGCATCACTGAAGAGACAGCCCGTCACTTCGGTTACAAGATTGGTTCCTACAAAGAACAGGCTGTGCATATATGTCCTCTTCATACTACTGATGGGAAGCTAGTAGCCCAACAGCTACGGACTCAAGATAAGCAGTTCCCTATTGTAGGTGACTTCAGTTCTACGCCTATGTTCGGCACTAACTTATGGGCCAAGGGTAAGAAGGTAGTGGTCACAGAAGGCGCTATCGATGCCATGAGTGTGAGCCAAGTCCAAGACAATAAGTGGCCTACCATATCTCTACCTAATGGAGCAGCAGGTGCGGCCAAAGCCATCAAGGCTAACATGTCCTACTTCAAAGACTTTGAAGAAGTAGTCTTGATGTTTGATGGTGATGAAGCAGGGGAGAAGGCTATCGCTGCCTGTGCTCCACTGTTTCCTGCTGGTAAGTGTTCAATCGCTACCATCAATGGTTTCAAGGATGCCAATGAAGCACTGCTAGCAGGTAAGCATCGCCAAATCATGGACGCTATCTGGAACGCTAAGAAGTACCGACCAGACGGTATTGTCAGTCTTAAGGACTTGCGTGAAGAATTGGATAAGCCAGTTGAATGGGGACTACCTTGGTTCCTTGAGACTCTTAACGCTAAGACCTATGGACGTAGGTATGGTGAAGTGTACTGCCTAGGTGCAGGCACTGGTGTAGGCAAGACAGACTTCTTAACACAGCAAATCATCTACGATATGCAAGTGCTTAAAGAGCGAGTTGGTGTGTTCTTCCTAGAGCAGATGCCTACTGAAACTGCCATCCGTCTAGCAGGTAAGCATGCAGGTAAATTGTTCCACATCCCTGATGGTGATTGGACAAAGGAACAACGTAACGAAGCCATCGACGCTCTTGAAGAGTCAGACATGATACGTCTGTACGATAGCTTTGGTGTGTGTGAGTGGGACGTGGTTAAGTCCAACATCGAATACATGCATCACGCTGAAGGCATCCGTGTCTTCTATATAGACCACCTCACTGCATTGGCTACAGGTCAAGGCACTGATGAACGTGTTGAGCTTGAACGTATAACCTCGGACATCGCTAAGATATCCAAGCGTCTAGGCATCATCATCACAATGGTATCTCACTTAGCCACCCCTGAGGGTAAGCCTCATGAAGAGGGTGGCCGTGTATCAATCCGTCACTTTAAAGGTAGTCGTGCTATCGGTTTCTGGTGTCACTTCATGTTCGGCATGGAGCGCGACCAACAAGCTGAAGACATTAAGTCTAGACAGACAACTACATTCAGAGTCTTGAAAGATAGATACACAGGGCAATCCACAGGATTGACCATCCCACTTAACTACAATTCCGAAACTGGGCATCTCTACGAACAGACAGTGTTTGACACTGTGCCTGCTGTAGACGAACTCGCCCCATTTTAAACGAAGGAAATATTGATGTACCCCATTAACCCATTACCTACCCTCTACCCAATGAAGAAGGCACCTCCTGAACCTGACATTGGTAGTGAATTGAAACACGCCCATCGTGAGGTTGTTGTTGTACACCCTAGTGGTGATACCAAGCTGTATAAAAACATCGCAGTTGCGAGCAGAGACACAATCATCTCTGGCGGCAGTATCCAACGTTTATGCAAGCATGAAGTTGCCAGCGTTAAAGGTTACCGCGCCAGCTTTATCCCTAGTCATTGAGGTAACACATGAAACTCCTAGTCGATATCGAAACCAATGGACTGCTCGATGAGCTGACCACCATCCACTGCATCGTGGCTAAAGATGTTGACTCAGGTGTAGTCCATTCCTTCCGTCCTTCTGAGATAGGCAAAGGGATTGCCTTGCTTGAATCTGCTGATGAGTTAATAGCTCACAACGGAATCAAGTTTGATATCCCTGCTATCAAGAAACTGTACCCATCATTCAAATCACCAACGATGACAGACACCTTAGTCTGTACTCGACTCATCTGGTCGCATATCAAAGAGGATGATGCAGTACGCTTGAAGGAAGACCCTACGTTCCCTCGTAAGCTGTTCGGCTCACACTCATTGAAGGCATGGGGTTACCGCTTAGGTAATCTCAAAGGTGACTACGCTAACCAAGACGCAGCATGGGATGTGTTCTCTGAAGAGATGCTGACCTACTGCCAACAGGACGTTGAAGTTACTGCTGACCTGTACGCTGAGATAGTAAGGCAGAACTACAGTGAGCAAGCCCTGACACTTGAACATCAGGTGGCATGGATAATGGCTAAGCAAGAACGCAATGGCTTTGTGTTTGATGAGGCGAAAGCGTCAGAGCTTTACCGTGACCTTGTCGCTAAGCGCATGGACATCACTTCCAAGTTGGATGGACTGTTCAAGCCTTGGGTTATCTATGAGCAAGTCAAGACACCAGTTAGAACAGTGAATTATAAAGATGTGACCCGTGCATCCACTGTGGCTGGGTGTGCCTACACGCCTATCAAAATCATGGAGTTCAACCCCTCGTCACGGCAGCATATCGCTAACCGTCTAGAGAAAGTACGAGGCTGGAAACCTAAAGAGTTCACCAAAGGTGGGCAAGCTAAGGTTGACGAGACTACGCTATCGGGACTCCCCTTCCCTGAAGCTAAGGTCATGGCTGAATACTTCATGATTCAAAAGCGTATCGCTCAGTTAGCTGAAGGCGCTCAAGGCTGGATGAAGGTAGTTAAGGGTGGAAGGATTCACGGCTCTGTGAATTCCAATGGTGCTGTTACAGGCCGTGCCACCCATGCCTACCCCAACATTGCCCAGATTCCATCATGCTCTGCTCCTTATGGACGTGAGTGTCGTGAGTTATTCACAGTCCCTAAAGGCTGGAAGCTCATGGGTGCTGACGCTTCTGGATTAGAATTGAGGTGTCTTGGGCACTTCACTGCTGCATATGATGGTGGTTCTTACATCAAAGAATTACTTGAAGGTGACATACACACAGCTAATCAAATAGCTGCAGGTTTACCTGACAGAAATTCTAGTAAACGTTTCATCTACGCGTTCCTCTATGGCGGAGGTGACCAGTTAATTGGTGAGCTTGTTGGTGGTGGACGTAAGAAAGGGAAGCAAATCAAAGATAGATTCCTGAGTAAGACTCCTGCCTTAGCCGAACTACGTGACCAAGTAATGGAAGCAGCTGAGAAGCGTGGGTTCATCTATGGCTTAGACCGTAGGCGTATCCATTGCCGTAGTCCTCACAGTTCTTTGAATGCATTACTGCAGTCAGCTGGTGGGATTATCTGTAAGCAATGGCTAGTCCAATTCGTTAAGGCAATGAAGGCTGAAGGTTTCCGTCATGGATGGGACGGTGACTTCGCTATGTGTGCTTGGGTTCATGATGAAATCCAAGTGGCATGTAAGGCTGAAGTTGCTGACCGTATCGGTGAGATAGCCGTGGCTACTATTCAAGAAGTCACAGATATCTTCAACTTCAAATGTCCACTGGATGGAGAATTCAATGTTGGAGACAACTGGGCTGAAACGCATTGATGTACTCATACGTGCAACTACGGCCCCCTTCACCACACGCTCTGATTATGCTAGGACTCACGCTGAGCTTGTGGCTATCTGTGCAGTAGAAGGGCTAATAACAACACACCTTGTAGGTGAAGAAGGCTATGGCAGGGTGTGGTACATCACTGTCATGGGCCTCCTGTACCTGAGAGAAACATATGAACACAACAACTAACGATATCACTGGTGACGCAATAAGCACCCGTGATGTTACTGATAATTACCGCGATAACTGGGACAAGATTTTCAACAAAGGCGTTGAGTCCCAGCCACTTGAACCATTGGAGACTGAAGATGAAAGCTGAATACATAAGTCACATGGGTAGCGACCTGACTGTAGTGAATGCAGCGCGTGTGTCCTTTGATAAAGAGTCTGTCTATGACGAGGATGCTGATGAATGGGGTGAAGACGAGCAGGGTGTCTACGGTATCCCTACGCTAACAAGCAAAGACAAAGGCTTAATCAACTACCTAGCTAGACATGGCCACTGGACACCCTTCAGTCACCCACAGATAACCATGCGCTACACAGTGCCTATCTTTGTTGCTCGTCAGGAGTTCAAACACATCGTAGGCTTCACTCGTAACGAAGTGAGTCGTAGGTATGTTGATGATACGCCTGAGTTCTATATGCCTGAAGTGTGGCGTAGTAGACCAGAGGGTAGCGTTAAGCAGGGCAGTGGTGGAGAGTTCAAAGGCTATGTGTGGACTGAAGAGGATTGTGGTGTAGATACACCTATGTCAGATGCTTATGACATGGCAGTGAACTATTGTCTAGAGGTATATCAATCAGCTATTAAGGCAGGAGTAGCACCCGAGCAAGCACGGATGGTCTTACCTCAGTCCATGTACACAAGCTACTACATAACTGGTTCACTAGCAGCCTTTGCTCGTATGGTTAAACAACGTACTGACCCTCATGCTCAGGTAGAGATTCAGGAGCTGGCTAAGATGGTTGATGAAGTCATTAGGCCTTTGTATCCAGTTAGTTGGGAGGCGTTGGTTAATGGCTGAAACATTACTACTGACCCTCGTCTGCTTTGGATTCGTGGTGGTATCTCTAGCTCTAGCATTTAACTTTGCAATGAATGCTTACCTTGATTGGCAAGAACAACAGGTAGCAATTGAACACGGCATTCGCCTAGTAGATAAACGTAACGCTGAAGAAGCTGGAGAAGAATATGACGACTCTCTTAATTGATGGTGACATCTTGGCATTCCAAGCTGCATCAGCTACTGAGGTAGCAACCAAGTGGGATGATGATATGTGGACTCTCCACGCTTCTGAAGCTGATGGACAACGTCATATCAAGACAGCATTAGCTTCCATTAAGAAAGCTACCAACTGTACTGAGATGAAGGTGTTCCTTACAGGCAAGAAGAACTACCGCACTGACATTCTTGAGTCATACAAAGGGAATCGTAAAGACACCCGTAAGCCTATGACCTTGAGAGCTTTGAAGGATTGGTTCATTGATGTCCATTGGGCAGTATTGACTGAGCCTTATGAGGCTGATGATTTAATGGGCATTGCGGCTACCCGTGACCCTGACACCATCATAGTGTCTGAAGACAAGGACTTCCTTTGTGTTCCCTGCAAGCTATACAACCCACGCCACCTTGACAGGGGTGTGGTTACAGTGACTAGAGAAATGGCAGACCGCTACTTCTACTCACAAGTATTAACAGGTGACACAGCCGACAACTACAAAGGCTGTCCCAAGGTAGGCCCAGTTAAAGCTGAGAAGATTCTCGATGATGCTGACGGTGACTACTGGCCAGCTGTAGTACAAGCCTTTGAGAAGGCAGGCCTAGGTATCGATGAAGCTTTAGTCCAAGCACGTTGCGCTCGTATCTTACGGGATGAAGACTTAAACCCTAACAGCAGTGAACCCCCACTATGGAATCCTCCGACAGTTTAGACCATCAAGTATGTGGCACACATTATCGCCACCCAATCCAGCCCATTGAATTCATCGTTAGGAACGAGATTGAGTTCATCGCTGGAAACATAATCAAGTACGCCACTCGCGCCCCATTCAAAGGGCAGTTCAAGAGTGACGTTGAAAAAATAATCCATTACGCACAGCTATGGCTGGCATTAGAAGGTGACAAATATGATTAGCCAAATGAGCTTCAACAAATACCAACTCAACGCACACGAGACTGCAATCTACCCTGAAGAGAATGCGTTGCCCTACCTATCCTTAGGCCTTGCTGCAGAAGCAGGTGAGGTCGCTGACAAGGTGGCCAAGTATTACCGTGGTGACAAAGACCTTGACCTTGATGAACTCGCTAAAGAGTTAGGTGATGTCTTGTGGTTTGTATCAGAGCTAGCCTTTGTCACAGGTTACCCCTTAGCACAGATTGCTCTACAGAACCTGAGCAAACTCAATGGGCGTTCAGCCCGTGGTGTGTTGAAAGGCAACGGTGACAACCGATGATTGTTAAGTTCTACACTGAAGGATGCATGCCTTGTTATGCACTGACTGTGCTGCTTGATGAACTGATGGTGGATTACGATGAAGTTAATATTGAGAAAGACATGGAATCAGCTATTGACCATCGTGTACGTAGCGTTCCTACACTTCTTAATACTGACACTGGTGCTCGGTTGGTTGGCTTCAAAGATAAGGAAACAGTGGAGGCGTGGTTGAATGACAATTGTTATTGATTACACCCGTAACAATCTCCTATCTGAACAAGCCTCAACACTCCTGTCTGACTACTACTGTCGTGAAGGTGAAGACCCTCAAGATGCCTATGCCCGTGCAGCTACGGCCTTCTGTAAGGCTGACTATGAACTAGCCCAACGTATCTATGATTACGTCAGTAAAGGCTGGTTCATGTTCAGTTCACCTATCCTATCGAATGCACCAGCTCAAGGAGAGAAAGTCCGTGGACTACCTATTAGCTGCTTTCTTAGTTATGTACCTGACAGCCTTGATGGTCTTATCGGACATTCCACAGAACTCAGATGGCTATCTGTTAAAGGTGGTGGAGTCGGTGGCCATTGGTCTGACATCCGTAGCGTTAGCGATGTGGCTCCATCACCTATCCCTTTCTTAAAGACTGTTGATAGTGACATGACTGCGTATCGCCAAGGTAAGACCCGTAAAGGTTCTTATGCAGCATACATGGACATCACTCACCCTGACATCATTGAGTTCATGAACATCCGTGTACCTACAGGTGGTGACCCCAACCGTAAAGCATTCAACATCCACAACGCTGTGAATATCACTGATGCCTTTATGGATGCGATTGCTGCTGATGGTAAGTGGGACTTGATTGACCCTAACGATAAGACTGTTAGAGACACTATGCCTGCCCGTGTATTATGGGAACGTATGCTTGACACACGCTTCCGTACTGGTGAGCCATACCTTAACTTCATTGATGAGGCTAACCGTCACCTGCCACCAGCAATGAAAGAGAAGGGCTTATCCATTCACGGTTCAAACCTGTGTAATGAGATACACCTGCCAACATCTGAAGACCGCACAGCCGTGTGTTGCTTATCCAGTGTGAACCTAGAGTTCTACGAAGAATGGAAAGACAGCACGATGGTGGCTGACCTCATCACGATGTTGGACAACGTCATCAGCTTCTTCATTGATTATGCACCTAAAGAACTCCGCAAGGCAGTTAACAGTGCGTACCAAGAGCGGAGCTTAGGCTTAGGTGCTATGGGTTTCCACAGTGCATTACAACGTGCAGGTGTCCCATGGGAATCTCCTATGGCTACAGCTCTCAACACTCAGATGTTCACGCATATCAAAGCACAGGCCAAGGCAGCTACTGTCTACCTTGCTGAAGAACGTGGTGCATGCCCTGATGTTGAAGGTGTCCGTAACTCTCACTTGATGGCGATTGCTCCTAACGCTAACTCGTCAATCATTGCAGGTTGTTCAGCTTCCATTGAACCGCTTAAGTCCAATGCCTTTACACATCGTACCCGTGTAGGTGCTCACCTTGTACGCAACCCTTATCTTTCGAGAACCCTTGAAGACCACAACAGTAATCCTGAATGGATTGAAGAACAGTGGAAATCAATCATCTTGAATGAAGGTAGTGTGCAGCACCTTGAGTGGATGAGTGAGTGGGATAAGGATGTTTATAAGACAGCCTTTGAACTTGACCAGCGATGGGTAGTTGACCATGCAGCAACACGACAGCCTTACATATGCCAAGGCCAAAGCGTGAACCTATTCTTCCCAGCAGGGACAGATAAGGCTTACGTCAATGAGGTACACCTCCGTGCCTTCAACAAGAAACTTAAAGGACTCTATTACTTGCGTACTTCCGCAGGTGCTAAGGCTGACACTGTTAGCTTCAAGCCAACCCGTGTAGCTCTCAAAGACTACGCAGACGAAGAAGAGTGCCTTGCCTGCCAAGGATAGACCATGAGTCTGTTAACTCCATCCCTCGCATATAAACCATTCCACCATCCCAGCTTTGTTAATCAAGCCATCGAGCATGACAAGCTTCACTGGGGTGAGTGGGAGTGCGACTTAAATGAAGATGTGACGCAGTGGAAGTCTGGAAAGATTTCACCAGCTGAGAAGAACTTCATCACCCAAATCCTCCGTCTATTCACTCAATCTGATGTGATAGTCGGGGGTAGCTATGTGGACATCTTCCTACCTCGTATCAAGAACAACGAGGCTAGGATGATGATGCTGTCCTTCGCTCAGCGAGAGACTATCCATATGAGAGCTTATGCTCTTCTCAACGACACCCTTGGATTCCCTGAAGCTGAATACACAGCCTTCCTTGAATATGATGCGATGGCAGAGAAGATTGAGTTCATGCAGAACTTCGATGCAGACACCAAGCAAGGCCTAGCCAAGGCTATTGCTCAGACTGTTTGTAATGAAGGGATGTCCTTGTTCTCAGCATTCGTGATGCTCCTGAACTTCCAACGATTCGGCAAGCTGAAAGGCATGTGTGAGATTGTTGAGTGGTCAATCCGTGACGAGACAATCCATGTTGATGGTATGACTGAATTGTTCCGTACCTTTATTAATGAAAATCCAGAGGTAGTGACAGATGAATTCAAGCTATCTATCTACGAGATGTACCGCACTGCGGTTGAGCTTGAAGATAAGGTTATTGACTTGGCATTTGAGATGGGCGGTGTGGAGGGTATCACGCAAAGTGAAGTTAAATCGTATATCCGATATATCGCAGATAGACGTTTAACCAACTTAGGCTTGAAGCCCAATTGGGAAATCGAAGAGAACCCACTGCCTTGGCTAGATTGGGTATTGAATGGCGACAGCTTCAAGAACTTCTTTGAAGGTCGTGTAACGGATTACTCAGCAGACGGAATGTCTGGTGACTCATGGGGATGGTAATGAGAAAAGAACGTAAGCAGAAACCTAAGCGTGAAGTGAAAGAGAAGTTCATGGAAGAACGGACATCACGCCCAGCACTACAACCGAAGACTAAGACTCAAGCTCGTTATATCGAAGCAATCAACAACTATACCCAGACCATCAGCTTAGGCTGCGCTGGTACAGGTAAGACCTACATTGCTAGCACTATGGCTGCACAGTTATACATGAAAGGAACCATCGATAAGATAATCCTGACACGTCCTAACGTGCCTTCATCGAGGTCACTTGGCTCATTCCCTGGGACACTAGAAGAGAAGATGGCTCCATGGGCTGCTCCAGTGGTTGATGTGCTTAAGAACTACATGGGTGGGGCGTATGAGAACGCTGTTCGCCGTGGTGCAATCATGGTTGCTCCCTTTGAAACCATGCGTGGCTCATCATTCCGTGATGCATTCGTCATCATGGATGAAGCTCAGAACACCACACCTGATGAGATGAAGATGTTCACCACCCGTATCGGTGAGAACTGTCGCATCGTAATCAACGGTGACATTAAACAGTCGGATGTCCGACACACTAGTGGCCTCGCTACCATCATTGACCTTGCCCAACGCTACAACATGCCTGTACCTGTAATTGAATTTGGTATTGAAGATGTCGTGCGCAGTAAGGAATGCAAGATGTGGATTGAAGCCTTCGATAAAAGTCAATCAATGGTTGCACCATAAGGGCTAAAAAAATGGATGAAATTGTCTTCCCCTACATTCCTAAAGACCTCATTGAGTATCTTGAAGAAATAATCCCAGACTGCGTTCCACGTCTTGAAGACAGTGAGCGTGAAATCTTTCACCGCACTGGCGCTGTGCATCTAGTCCGTATGATTCGGATGCATTATGACGACCAGAACGAAAATGAACAAACGGAGCATTGATATATGTGTTTTGGCTCAACCCCGAAAGCACCACCACCACCTCCACCACCTGCTGACCTAGCACCTGAAGTCCCAAAGATTGGGCAGAATGGTGATGTGGACAGTCGCCGTGGTCAAACTAACCGTAAGAAGAAAGGCACTAGCTCACTACGCATCGAGCGTCAGGTAGGCGGCACTACTTCCTCTGGTACTAATATCCCAACCAAGTAGGACACTATGACCTCTATTCGCCAACGATATGAAAAGTTGGAGACAGAGCGGAATCCCTTCCTAACGAGAGC